GGGGCGGTGTTTATGTTGCACCTACAGCAGGAACTGCAGGAACAGTTGCAGGAACAATTGATGGTTTGAAAAAACTTATCGATACTGGGATTACTGCAACAACAATTAATTCAGTTGCATTAGCAGATGTACCTTCAGCTTCAAACATGTTTGAAATTGTTGAAGAATTTGCAGATGATATGATTGCTGATAACCCTGCTTTATCATCAACAACAATCAACATCTACATGGAGCCTAAATTTGTTCGCGATTATTTCAGAGACAAAAGAAATACGCATGGTGCAGATACGAACTATTCTACAACAGGAATTAACAAAGTTGATTTCATGGAGAATGTTAACATTGTAGGTTTACCTTCAATGGCTGGTTCTGGTTACATTTTTGCAACTCCAGTTGACAACTTTGTACATGTAAGAAAAACTAACGGAATGGCTACTCCTAAAGTAGAAGAAAGCAAACGTGAAGTTTTCTTAATGTTAGACTGGTGGGAAGGAATTGGTTTCTTACACAATGAGCTTGTGTATGCTTACCAAAAAGTTTAATCTTTAAAAATACATTGTATAATGGCAAAAGATAAAGTAGAAGCAGTAGTTGAAGAAACTACTGCTCCTTCTACTGAAAATGTAGAAGTAAAAGTAAAAGTAGAAGAAAAAGAAGTTGAAAAACTTATTTTCAAGTCTACAGATGGAAATAAATATGAAATTTTGACACCAAAAATTCTATTTAAAGGACAACGTTTAGAGAGCTCTAAAGCGGTTACAGAAAACAAAGATGTTCTTGAACACCTTGTTGGTTTAAATTCAAGAATTCTTAAAAAAGTATAAGTTATGGCAATTGCATTAGAAGACATTGGTACTGAAATTTGTGAGCCTACAGCAGGTTTATCAGAAGTATATTATTCATTACATTCAGATTATGAAAGTATTGAAGATCCTGCAGATATTTGTGGAACTGTAACTGCAACCACATTTGATGAGTTAATTGAGATTCCTGCTTCACCTGGTCATATTATGAAAACTGCAACACAGCTTCATAAAATTAATTTCATTACAAATACTGGTTCTGTAAAATCTACAATGGTGGGTGAAAAGAGCAGAAGGTTATTTGAAAATGAATTAGTTGTTGAGTTGGAAGGATCAAGCACAACACTTTTAGGTTTCCTTCGTTGGATTAAAAATCAAAAATTAGTATTCAACATTGTTGAAACAGGTTCGGGGCAAGTACGTCAATTAGGTTCAAAACGTTTACCTGCATGGGTTGAAGGTATTGAACATGCTATTGAAGCAGCGTTAGAAGGTAAAAACTCGGTAACACTAACGTTAAAAGACATGCAAAAATGGCCTTCAAGTGTTTATCTTGGAGCATTACAGTTAACGCCAGTAGTATAATATTTTCTTTTCTCTAGTTAATTTTGTTTAGTTTAAAAAGCGTTCTGTAATGGAACGCTTTTTTTTGTTAGATTTGTAGGATAACTTTTAAATTTATATTTATGAAAAAATTAATTTTAATACTACTAATTAGTTTTAGTGGTTTTGCTCAACAATTTGAAGTAACTCCAGATGGGTTGTTTGCAAAAGGAACTGAAAAAGAAACTTTTGTTGTTATTGATGCTGAAGGTAAAAATGCAAGTGAATTATATAATTCAGCTATTAATTATGTAAATGAAACATATAAAAACCCTAATGAAGTTCTTAAAGGTAAAATTGAAAACGAGTATTTAAGATTTGAAACCTTTGTTGAAAATTTTATGATTGTAAATAATAGTGGTGCAAAAGTGAAAATTAACGCTACTTATACAATTGAACTTAAATTTAAAGACAACAAAATACGTTTTGAAATTATAAATTTAGAAATGAAAGCGCCAAACGGTGGTTTCTTAGTTGATTATATGGGAAGCATTTGGAAAGGTTATCCTATTTACAATAAGAAAAGAGAACTTCGTTTACCGGATGCAAAACAAAATATTGAAACTTACTTTGATACACAGGTTATTATTATTTCAGATTATCTAAATAATAAAAAAACCGCTAAAGATGATTGGTAGAAAACAATAATCAACCTATAAGTTGATTTTTATTAAAGCGGACAAATATTGTCCGCTTTTTTTGTGTCCTATTTTTACACTTTCCATTTTATCAACTTTGCTATAAATACTTATAACTATGGCAAAATTATTATTTGGAAGCATAGACTTCTCAAAACTATTAGAAGAAGCAAAAAAAGGAAACAAAGCTTTCTCCAGAGCTTCAAACGGAAAAATATATCTAAATGTAAATGTTTGGATAAACGATGAAAAAGACACTTACGGTAATGATGCAAGTATGCAATCATCATTTAAAGATGCTACTAAAGAAGACCGTTTTTATTTTGGAAATCTAAAAGAATCAATTGCAAAAGAGCCAGAAGCTATTGCAGAAAATAGCGCTGATATTCCTGCAAGCGATGATTTACCATTTTAGATTATGAACGCTATTGAACAATGGATAAAAAATAAAATGCCTTATGCTGAAGGTGTGATTTTGTATGAAACATTACCAAGTCATAACAAAGTATTGCTTAAAAACTTCAAGAAAAAGCAATCTGCATTATTGCATGAAAAATTAAAGTACGAACTAAAAAAGTATTTAGTTCCGGTTGTTGTTATTAAAAATGCAACTCCAGAAGTTGAGCCAAAGCCAAAAGACATTGTGCAATATATTGAACATGTTGTTGTTCAAGAAAAAACAAAACAAGCGCTTTATTTTCACGAATTACCAGAAGAATTACGCCCTGTTTTGCTTGAAGCAAATATGTTGTTTAAAGAAATTTGTTTACTAAAAGTACAATTGAATGATTTGCCTGCTCATGCAGAAATTAAAGCATTAGAAATCATTACTGCTATTGCTTCCAAAAGAAAACAAAATGCAAATTGTTGGAAAAAACTAGACTATTGGCAGGAACACAAAACCGCACCAAAAGAGGTTGTTTCTAGTTTTGAAAATGTTAGTCCGGCACAGCTTTTAAGAAAGGAACAATATCATTACGCTGCAATTTCTAAACTAGAAACTAGGTTAAAAGCTAATAGAGTAAAAATAAAATCAGTTACTAATGTTTCTGAACATAATAAACTGCAACGTGCTATTGCAAAGCAGGAAAGCAACCTTATTGTAAAAAATGACGAATTGTTAATGATTAAAAAATTGATAAATGGCTAAGGAAAAACGCAAAATGCTTTTAAAAGTAAGTGATTCTACATTTGATAAAATACAAGCGTTTTATATTAATCCGGAACGTTATCCATTGTCAGATAAACAAGAAGAAATTCGTAAAAGATTAGTTTATGTTACTTCTTTGCTTCTCAAAACTTATCCAAAATTTAAGATTGCCAACATGTTGGAAAAAGATTTTGGATTAAGTCAAGCACAAGCATATTTGGACATTAGAGCAGCAGAAAACATTTTTGGAAATGTAGTTGCTACCGATAAAGAAGCTTTTAAAGCAATGTGGCTTGAATGGACTAAAGACTTCTTGAAACGTGCAAGGCAAAAAGGCGATTTAAAAGCAGAAAGTAAAGCATTGGATTTATTGGCTAAATATTCTGATTTAGATGCTGAAGCATTAGACTTTAATCCAGAAAAACTAGACAATGTTGAAATTAAGTTTACTATTCCAAAAGAATATTTAGAACTTTTAAAACAACAAAAAGGAAACGGAATTGCGGATTTTAATGCTTCTGAACCTATTGACATAACTTTTGAAGATGTAAACAATGATGCAGGAGAAGAAAAATAAGGTTGTTTCATTAACTGTTCCACAAGCGCACGCATTTATAAATATGCGCCAAAAAAACTATTGGGAATGGTCGCGTGGTTCTGGTAAGTCTACAGGATTAGCTTATGGAATGCGCCAATTTGTGGTGCAAATGCCAAGAGCTTCATTCTTTTTAGTTGGTGCAACTTACTCACAAATACTTTCAAGAACATTACCTTCTACTATTGAAGGACTTGAAATGTTTAATTTGTACCAAGATGTTGATTATGTCGTGGGAAGGTCAGGTAAAAAGAACGGTTTTAAAATGCCTTTTCAACCACCTAACCAATGGAATAACATCATTCATTTTAGTAATGGAGCTATATTTCAGTTGGTTTCTTTAGATAATCCAAATACAGGGCGTGGTTTAAACTCTTATGGAGGAATTGGCGATGAAGCAGCACTATTAGACCCAGAGAAACTATATAATAACGTTAAGACTACCAATAGAGCCAAGAAGGAAATCTTTAAACATTCCTCAATGTTGGGTGCTGAAATATATGCTTCTTCTACGCCTATAAACAAAAAAGGGAAGTGGTTTGTTGAAATGGAAGAAGAAGCTAAAAGAAGACCGGACTTATACTATTTTAGTAAGTCAAATGCTTTCTGGAACCCACACATTAGAAAGAGTTGGTTTGAAGAAATGAAAGCAGAAGCACCAAGCGAACTGCTATACAATGCCGAGATTCTAAACATAAGACCCAGAGAAATAACCGATGGTTTCTATGCTAACTTAAACCCAGACATTCACTACTATAACGACCACAATAACACTTATCTTGAAACTATTGGCGCTAACTTAAACAGTAATGGCAACTTCAATTCTAACCAGGACAACGATGTGCTACACAATGAGCCGCTTATTGTATCGTTAGACTTTGGTGTGTTCAATAGTTTGGTAGTCTCACAGGTCAATGATAATGAATATCGTGTGCTTAACTCTATGTGGGTGAAGTCTCCAAAGCTATTAGATGATCTGTTCATTGAGCAGTTCATTCCTTACTACAGACCACACCAGAATAAAATGATATATTTAGATGGTGGGCATGATGGTAACAATAGATTGCCAAATAGTCATCTAACATTGTTTGAGCAGGTGCGTGAAGTGCTTACTAATCATGGGTGGACTGTTATTATTATGTCAAAGGCTTCTGCTTACAACCATTATGATAAGTATTTGCTGTTGAATGCTATGCTGAAAGAGAACACGAGGAAGTTGCCTAAGATACGAATCAATGAATCCAACAACCCTGATTTGATTATAGCATTGGAACGTTCAGAAGCAATTGACTCTAACTCTGGTGTTGATAAAAGTAAGAAAGATGAAAAGAATAAATCTTTTCCACAGCAACATGCAACACACCTTACTGATGCTTTCGACACGCCTTTGTTAAGGCTGTACAACGACACCTTCAAGGGTAGTAATGGCTTTACTTCCGAATTCCGAATTATAACTTAATTATAAAGCATTTTCATATATCCTATGTTTTTTTGCAAATGGAAAGTGAAAAAATTTTTAGGGACTGGCGTGCTTTACTCTCAAATATTAAAAAAATAAATAACTTTTTAAAGGCTAATCTTTTGATTTTAAAATAGTTAAGTGTTTAAAAATTAGAATATTAACTCAAAACAGGAAGTTTAAAAGCTCTTTTTAAACTGTCCTATTTTTTTGTGCTACAAAAATGGAATTTTACAAAATGAACAAAGGGTTTTTCACATTAAAAGAAGCTTTAGAAGTTTTCAAAAACAAAGATGCAAAAGGCATGTATTTACCTTTTGATATTACTTACAGAACTTTTAATGAGCAAACCAAAAAAGGCGGGAAACTAAAACAACATAGAGGTGTTAAATATCTTCCAGAAGCAAAACAATCTACTGATGTGGATATTGTTATTTCTGATAAGCATATTAAACCACCTAACCATTTTGAAAACAGAACTAGAAATATTGAATTGTCAACTGGAGATGTTAGAAGCGTTCGCATTGACTTCATTATTTCCATTAATAATATTAAAGTCATTTACTAATGCAGGAATCAACCACTTTTTTAGGATCCAAAATTGCAGTTTCAACATTATCAAATGGTGCTTCTGCTTCTTACACTTTTACAAATTCAGAAGACAGGCTAGACACAACTGTAACTGCTGTAAAAGTTGAAGTAAAAGATAAAGAAGGCGCAGTTGCTTCATGGGGAAAAAATAATAAATATCCACAAGAAGTATTGGCTTCTGTAAAATTGAGCGGTTCGGCTTCTTCTGGCCTTCGATTTTTACGAAAAGCACATTATGGTAACGGACTTGTTTTAGTAAAAGACGAAGTAAACGAGCAAGGCAAAAGAGCACCAAAGTTAGTTCCTATATTTGATCTTCCAGATGTAAATGCTTTCTTCCGTAAATCTCAAATGAATCGTTTCTGGAAAGAAACAATTGCTGATCTTGAATATTTTTCCATTGCTTTTCCAGAGTACGTTCTATCTGAAAACTTCCAAACTATTAATTCCGTAAAAAGACAAAAAGCCGCATGGTGTCGTTTTGAGTTAATGAACGAAGAAAACGGACTTGTAGAACACGTTTACATTTCTGAAAAATTTGGTAAAGGTTCTGTAAGCCTTGAAAGTGATTATGTAGAGAAAATTCCATTAATAGACTCTTATTGGTCCACAGATCAAGTAAAAGAATATTGCAAAGTAAACGGAATTAAAAAATTCATTCGTCCTGTATTTTATCCATTGCTTGATGAAGCCTTTTATCCAGAAAGCGAATGGCATTCTGTAGTTAAAAGCGGTTGGTTAGATGTTGCAAACTCGGTTCCAGAACTTAAAAAGGCATTGTTTAAAAATCAAATGACTATAAAATTCATTGTCGAAGTTAACGAGCTGTATTTTATAAACATGTATCGTGACAACTGGCAATCCATGAAGTTTGAAGAAAAAAATAAAATACGTCAAGATTTAATTGATGAAGTAAATTCTGCTTTAGTAGGTAACGATAAAGCAGGAAAATCAATTCAATCAATGAAGGTAAGAGATGATAAAGGCGAATTTCATTCTGCAGTAACCATTACTTCCATTGATGATAAACTTAAAGATGGCTCCTATCTTCCAGAAGCAGAAGCTGCAAACTCCGAAGTTCTTTTTGCTCTTGGTGTCGACCCTTCCTTGATTGGTGCGGGAATACCAGGAGGAAAACTCGGAGCTGGTTCTGGTTCAGATAAGCGTGAAGCTTTATCCATCTTAAATGCGCTTTTCAAAACCAATAGAGAAACAACACTTGAAGTGTATGAATTCATTTCTCAATACAACAATTGGGACCCAACAATTAGAGCCGCATTTGAACAATCAATACTAACAACTACTGATGCTAATCCAACAGGAGTTACAAATACAACAGCATGATTTTAGAAACCACAACCGATTTAAAAAAATACATTGCACTTGCAACTTCTTTTGAGTTCGATGATTTTGCACCATACATAAATAAAGCAGTAAATAAATTTACACGCAAGTATGTTGGTTTACTTCATGAAGAATTAGCCGATTTAGCAACAGATACAAATGCAACAATTAAAAACGAAGCGCGCGAACATTTAAGAAACGCTTTAGCCAATTTTGGTTTTTACTTGTACATTCCATTATTACAAGTACAATTGGATTCTTCTGGAATGTCAATTGTGCAAAACGAAAATAGAACCGCTGCTTCATTTGGGCAAATAAAAGACATTCGTAGAGAAGTTTTAAACTCTGGACACGATGCAATGGATTTACTTTTGGCAGTTTTAGAAGCTAATCCAACTGTTTTTACAGATTATGCAGCAAACTACAGCAGTATAAACAATGAATTATTAGTTAATTCTGCTGCTGTTTTCTCAAAATGGCACAATATTTTTGAAAGTAGACAAACTTATTTGGCACTTCAACCAACCATTCTTTTAGTGGAAGATCAATACATACACACTTTTCTTTGTACCGAACTTATTGAAGCTTTAAAAACCGATGCAACAGGTAATTTAAAAGCAGTTAAAGTGGCAATTCAAAAAGCAATTGTAGCTTTTACAGTCGCAAAAATTGCAAACAATGGTTTATTCCTTTTAAACGATTTGGGTTTGCGTGTTAATTTTGAAAGCGCTGCCGATGGAAGAGTTGAAAGTGCTTCTTATGGAAAACCTACAGAACAAATGCAGTCATTAGCAAATGAGCAAATTGCAAACGGAACACAATATTTAAACATTGTAAAAGAGATTATAGAAGCTAATCCTTCTGAATTTACACAATGCAGTTTTCCTTTATTAAAATCAGCAACAACCGGAACAGGATATAAATCGTATGATTCTACAGGAGTTTTTGGAATATAAAAAGCCTGAAGTGAGCTTGTCGAAATGTCCTATTTTTTAAGCGCACAATTTTTGAAATTTGAAGTATGATAAAAGGTAGTAACAATCCATTTTCGTGTAATCCTGCACTAATAGGAAACAATAATAAAATTATTTCTTTAGGAACAATTACTAGAGCAGGAAATGTTTTTACATTTTCAGTTGGCTTTGTTTGGCAAATAAACGGAGTTACATATCAAAATGCAATTCCTTTTGATATTATTATTATTGATGCAACAACAGGTTTTAAACGTATTGATAATGCAATTTTAAACACAAGCAATACAATTGAACTGCAGCAAGGTTTAGAATCTGATTCTGGAGTAGCGCAACAGCCTATTGCACCAAACAACACCATTATTATAACCAATTGGGATATTGATGGTGCTTCTGTAGATGATAGTAACCCTATTATAACAGGCGACACCTTCGTTAAAAAATCCCAATATCAAGGCTACGCAATAGCATCAACAGGTTCAAACGCAGTTTTGCCATTACCAGCTAATGGAAGCGCAAACATAGCTTTAACAGGAAGTGGATTAGTTTCTGTAAATGGGTTTGATTTAAGTTTAATTACAGGAAACCCAAGTGCAGAAGTGCCTTATAATGGTAAACCAATTCGTTTACAAAATTTAACAGGTGGTCCAGTTATTTTAAAACACAATTTAACTGCTGAAATTCCTTTTGTTTTAAAAGATGGTTTAGATATTACTATTCCAAATAATGGATTTGTTTATTTAGACTATGACCCAAGTGGTTGTGTGGATGTTTTAAAAAGTTGGTCAGAAGG